GGTTAGAGCAGAAAACTCCTACTTTGACTAAATAGTTGAAGTAGGAGTACAATATGCAATGCAAATTCTGTGGCAGAGAAGGATTAAGTCTTAATTCTAATATACAGCATGAACTTAGATGTAAGAAAAATCCAGACAAAATAAAAGTTATACCATCATACGGAATGCTTGGAAAAACTGGATCTAATCAATACATCAAAGCAGAACAACTTGGTTTACCAAAACCCGTACTGTCAGATGAAACCAGAGAAAAACTTCGTATAGCATCAGCAAATCAGTCTTGGACTGAAGAAAGAAGGATTAACCATCGGCAAGTAATGCGTTGTGCAGTTGAACGTAATCCAGAATCGTATACTTCTTCTAATCGGGGAAGGACTAAACAAATAGAACATGATGGTGTCAAATTTCAAGGTAAATGGGAATTAGAATTTTACTGTTGGGCCAAGGATAATGAATTTAATTTGATTAGACCTACAGTAGGATTTAAATATACATGGAACGGTGACAGAACTTATTTTCCTGATTTCTATATTGAGTCGTTAGACTTATACGTTGAAGTTAAAGGATACGAAACAGAAAGAGATCGTGCAAAGTGGAATCAATTCACTAAAAAGTTATGTGTGATAAAGGAAAAGGAGATAAAAGAAATTCGAGATGGTAAATTTATAGTTGACTCCTTGATAAAGTTAATATATAATTCATATACACAGTTGGGCCGTTAGCATAAAGGTAGTGCTGAGAACTCATAATTCTTAAGGTCTCGGTTCAACCCCGAGGCGGCCCACCAAATTTTGGAACAGATATGCGCGAAGAACTTGATAATTTACTGTGCAGTAAATATCCTAAAATCTTTAAAGATAGGCATGCTAGCATACGCGATTCGGCTATGTATTATGGATTTCCTGACGGCGATGGTTGGTTCAAGATTATTGATCAATTGTGTAGTAATATCCAAAAACACATTGACCATCGCATAGATCATAATGACCGATGCAAGGGTGAAGTTAAACTGCGTGAAGCTTGCAAGCAGGGTGATTGGTCAGAGTTTGATAACATCTATAGTTATTGGCGGGATAATGATCCCAGCCATTACCAACGCAAGCGCGAAGAAATATTTCAACCAGTCCCTCACTGGTTAGAAGAAAAGCCCGAAATCCCTCAGGTAGTCGCACAACAAGTCAAGCAAAAGTTTGGTCGTTTGTGTTTCTACGTTACCGGAGGCGACGATCATATTCGTGGCTTGATCACTATGGCTGAGAGCATGAGTGCTGTTATGTGCGAAGAGTGCGGAGCACTCGCCCAATCCACAAGAACAGAAACTGGTTGGCTTCGGACACTCTGCACTGAACACGCTAAACCAAAAGATAGTAAGTAATGGAAAAAAGTAAAGAATATAAAGAAGGATATGCTGAAGGTAAACTTAACTTAAAGCGAACAGGTATGGGTTATATTAATCCATACCTTAATCCTAAGCCAAGCAAACAAGACTACAAGAATTTTGTCGAATGGAATCTGGGTTACAGAGCCGCGCTTGCTGAAGCAGAGGTTGTAACTGAATCCAAGCCAAAAAAGAAAGCAGCAAAAAAGAAAACTGCGAAGAAGAAAACTAAATCAAAGAAAGCAAAGAAATGAAATACCGTATAGTTAAACACACCAGTGCTTATTTTGGACGACCCATGTACGTTGTACAGCATAAGTTTCTGGGCTTGTTTTGGATTAACTCTCCTCAAGCCAATAAGCGAGGATTACTTGGCGCGAAATTTTACGACTTCCGAGAGGCCGAGGCCTTTGTGGAATTCTTACGCACAGATAAGCGTATACACAAAGAAGTAGTAAAGGTTTTTGAATGAGTGACTTGTTTTGGCAAGTAGTAAAAATTTTACCAACCGATTATACTGATTATGGTGGTAAGATTAAGCGTTGGGAAGATGTAGAAGGGTACTATCCTGATTGCAGTGGGTGTCAGAGATTTCATCGACTTCATAATGTTACAGAAAATAGTTGGGATAGTGATTGGGGAGTTTGTGCAAATCCTGACTCTCCAAGAGCAGGATTATTAACTTGGGAACATCAAGCAGGTGTGGGGTGTTTTAAATGATTTTACAAAATCAAATTCGTTGTAAGAAATGCGGAGATGAACCTTTTTCGTCTCATAGACACGACTTTCAGTACTGCAAGTGCGGTGCTGTAGCAGTAGACGGCGGCATGGACTATCTCAGGCGTCTTGGAGATATTCATGATGGCTACGAAGAACTGAGTTACAGCATGGACAATGCTATTGTGCAAGAATGCATAAACGCTGTTAAGTGGGCTCATGGTACTGGTCGCAATGAATTAGGAATTGCGCTAGCAGTTATCCGCGAACTTAAGAAACACAATAAGTTGAATCTATGAGCGAATATACACCAGACGCTTGGGTAATCTTAGAAGTATCCTTAAATAATCATACAGCAAAGAAAATATTTGCTGGCTGGAACGGTGGATATTTGGATGCGGATGAGTGGCGATTGAGTAGTGGGATTACAGTAATAGTAGATAGCGGAGATCATTATGATTTCCACAACGAAAGCGGTAGCGTATACCATTGCAAAAAAGCAGCACAAGGATTATCCGGATTTATGCAAAGCATCTATAATAGTTGGGTAGTAGAAGCTAACCTAACCGAAGATATCAAAATTAAACACGTAAATTATGGAGATGAAAATTGAATACCGATAATGAAATCGCAGACGCTTACTTTGCATACGACAGTTTAACTGCCAAACTACTAGAGAAATTTCCACCTGAAGCAATTGCAGGGGTTATGGCAGTTCAAGCACTTACTCTGTATAAGACAATCTTAACAGCAGATGATTATGAAAGTATGATAAACACTTTGTACGAATCTAGAAATCAAGTAACACCTATCGCTAAACATACCTTGCAATAAACTTGTAATATGGCAGTAATTAAATACTGTTATGACAAAATATAAATCCATTTTTATTTCCGATGTGCATTTGGGTACTAAAGGTTGCAAAGCAGACTTGCTTTGCGACTTTTTAAAAAATAATACCTCAGAGAATTTATTCTTAGTCGGTGATATCATCGACGGTTGGCGTTTAGAACGCAAATTCTTTTGGCCACAATCACACTCTAATGTTATCCGCAGAATATTAACTGCTGCCAAACGCGGAACTAAAGTAATTTATATTGCTGGCAACCACGATGAAGTTCTTAGAAAGTTGCTACCATTCAATGTTTCGTTGGGTGAAATTGAATTAAAGAACTATCACATATATGAAGCGATAAATGGTAAAACTTACTTAGTTTTACACGGTGATTTGTTTGACACTGCTATTAAAAATAAGTTAAAGTTTCTATATCATCTAGGTGATTTTATATACGATCTGCTGCTAGATTTAAATAGAGTAGTACATTGGTTTAGAAAATTGTTTGGTCTTCGCTATTGGAGCTTAAGTGCTTACCTAAAAGGCAAAACAAAAGAAGCCGTTGCATATATGTCCGACTTTGAAGAACTATTAGCGGAATATTGTACAAAAAAGAAAGCGGATGGAATTATTTGTGGACATATACACCAAGCAGCGATTAAAGAAATAAACGGTGTAACTTATATGAACGATGGGGATTGGGTAGAAAGTTGCACGGCGCTAGTCGAGCACCACGATGGAACTTGGGAAATTTTAAAAAGAGAGATTGAATGAAAGTAAAATTGGTATCGTATTCAAAACCAGTAATTGAGGGTGCAGAAACACCAACTGATCTAGTAGCATTTTGTGCTAGAGTAAGTAATCCGAACAATCAGTACAACAAAGAAACAGCAGAAAAACTGATCAAATATTTGATCGACAATCAGCATTGGTCACCTTTAGAAATGTGCCATGTTACCCTAGAAATTGAAACTACTAGAGACATTGCAAGACAAATGTTAAGGCATCGTTCTTTTTCGTTTCAAGAATTTTCGCAGCGATATGCTGATCCAACGAAAGACTTGACTTTTGTTACCAGAGAGGCTAGACTACAAGATCCCAAGAATCGTCAAAACAGCATCAGCGAAGGTGTCGATCCAATGGTGCAGGCTGGCTGGGAGATTATGCAAAATGAAGTAATATCTAAAGCCCTGCAAGCCTATAATTGGGCTATTGAAAATGGTATTGCTAAAGAACAAGCAAGAGCGGTTCTACCTGAAGGTTTGACAGTATCTAGATTGTATATGGCAGGAACTCTACGTTCTTGGATTCACTATGTACAGTTGCGTAGTGCAAATGGCACACAAAAAGAGCATATGGAAATTGCCAAAGAATGCGCTAAAGTAATTGCAGAAATCTTTCCATTATCAGCGATGTTGTAAATTAGCAACGGTGTTGCGTTTTAACAAATATTTAACTTTATTGCACTTTGTATGAGTATAAATAATAGGCATTCTGCGTTATTGCAGTTTGTCATACAAGGAGAAATGTAATGAAGAAATTGTTAATCTTATTGGCCTGCACCGTAATGGGCAGTGCGGCTTTGGCTGATGACGCATCTTTGGAAGTTCGTTTTGGAGATGTTGCACACAGCTCAGCACCCAGCTCAACTGAATATGTTCTTGGCGTGTCACACAACTTGCCAGCCGGACTGTCAGTTGGCGGAGAACTGCAAACCCGTCAAGCATCAGGCGCCGTAACAGGTATTGCTGCTGCTAACTTGGGTTGGTCAACTGCGGTGTTTGGATTGAAGATTAAACCATCTGTTGAACTTGGTCATGAAAGCGTTTCTGGCGATTCCACAAACTTTTGGGGAGCCGGTGTAAATCTTTCATATCTTTTAATGAGTTCAGTTTCAGTAGAAGCAGGTTACCGTCACCGTGAGGGATTTGGTAATTCAGAACTTATGAAGGAAGACCGTGTACACGGTGGATTGGCAATGCCTCTTACTAAGAGTGATGTACTTGCTGTAGGCTATCAGCACTACACAGGCACACTCTCGCAGAATGTAATTGGCGTCTCTTTGAGACATGCGTTTTAATCTGATTTATTTTTAAAATAAACCCTCTTGGTAACTTTAAGAGGGCGTGATATTAGAGCCGACAAAACGTTATCTTGTCCCCGCATAGGGTAAGCGGGATTTTTTAATCACACTAACTTATCTCATTAAATATAATAGCGTTTTTTATAAGAGAGTAATCATGACACCTAAACAACGTATTAGTACCATTATTAAGTGGATCAAGTCCTATACCAAAAAAGCAAATATTGATACATTAGTAGTGGGGATTTCAGGCGGTATTGACAGTAGCGTAGTTAGTACATTATGCGCCAAAACTGGACTAAACACAATCGTAGTGCAAATGCCTATACGACAAGCAAAAGTCTTAGACAATCGTAGTACTTTGCAAGCCAATTGGTTAACAGCAAGATATGAAAACGTAACACATTTGAATATCAATTTGAATTCTGCTTATGCTGCGTTTGAAAAAGCAACACAAATCTTGTGCGAAGAAACCAATCAAACACAATTGGCGTTTGCTAACAGCCGCGCTAGATTGCGTATGATGACACTATATCAAATTGCACAAAGCCATGGTGGAATTGTTGTAGGTACAGGAAATAAAGTAGAAGACTTTGGTGTTGGTTTCTTTACTAAGTACGGAGACGGTGGAGTAGATATCAGTCCAATTGGTGACTGCATGAAGACTGATGTATGGGATATGGGTCGTGAACTTGAATTGCCGCAAGAAATTATTGATGCGCCACCTACTGATGGGTTGTGGCAAGATGGTAGAACAGATCAAGATCAATTAGGTATGACTTATCCAGAACTAGAAGCAGCAATGATTCAGTCTGAGAAAAGCATTGTACCAAGTAACTCGCAAGAAAAACAAAATCTTCGCCAGTATCACAAGATCCGCGCAAGAAACTTACACAAGATGTTACCTATCCCAGTGTGTACGTTTGATGATGAATAAAATGGGTAAGATCAGGTTGACAACAAATCATTGATATAGTATAAATAACAATATGGAAGGTTGCCAGAGAGGCCAATTGGCGCTGTCTTGAAAACAGATGGGTGTAAAAGCCACGAGAGTTCGAATCCCTCACCTTCCGCCACTTTCTTGTTAAGTCATTGAAATCTAAGACAATTTTTCTTTTATAAAAAGGCTTGACTTCACGGGAACTAGTTGATAGAATGTATTTCTGTTGATTAGTTCTTTAAACATTTTTAGTTTCTGGACCCGTCGTCTAACTAGGTTAGGACGTCGCCCTTTCACGGCGATAACATGGGTTCGATTCCCATAAAGGATAATAAATAAAACTATGGGGTCTTAATTTATTGTAAAAAATTTATTTTTTTTAAAAAATAAATATGGTTGATTAAAGTTTGATCCTGGCTTTGAATGAACGCTGTTAGTATGCTTTACACATGCGAGTTGAATGATGACTCAGTCATCATAGCGAACGGGTGAGTATAAACGTGGAATCTAGCTTTTAGTTTAGTAAATACTAAATAAATCTATAAAGACATAATGTTGCTAAAATATGATCTACGTTAAGATTAGGTAGTTGGTGAGGTTAAGCTTACCAAGCCTGTGATCTTTAGCTGGTCTGAGAGGATGATCAGCCACACTGGGACTGAGACACGGCCCAGGCTCCGCATAGAGCCAGCAGTGAGGAATCTTGGGCAATGAGCGAAAGCTTGACCCAGCAATACTAAATAGGTGATTAGAAGATTTCGGTCGTAAAGCCTTTTCGTTAGGGAGGAATATGACAGTACCTAAAGAAGAAGCCCCGGCTAATACTCGTGCCAGCAGCCGCGGTAAGACGAGGGGGGCAAGCGTTATTCGGATTGATTATGCGTATAGGGTTCGTAGACGGTTTTTTGAGTGTTAGAAGTAAAACAATAAAGCTCAACTTTATTTCTGCTTCTTTAACATTTTAACTTTGAGTTAGATAGGGGATAATAGAATTTTATAAGTAGGGGTGAAATCCTAAGAGATATAAAAGAATACCAACGGCAAAGGCAATTATCTGGGTCTATACTGACGTTGAGGAACTAAAGCATGGGGAGCAAAGAGGATTCGAGACCCTCGTAGTCCATGCAGTAAACGCTGAGTGCTCGTATTTAGATTAAATTTGGATACCAAGCTAACGCTTTAAGCACTCCGCATGAGAAGTACGGTCGCAAGGCTGGAACTCAAAAGAATTGGCGGGGATCCATACAAGTGGTGGAACATGTGGTTTAATGCGATAGTCCGCGCGAAACCTTACCAGTTCTTGACTGTTTTTTATTATCATTTAACAAAAAACTCAGGTGTTGCATGGCTGTCGTCAGTTCGTGTTGTGAGGTGTTTGGTTAAGTCCCTATACGAACGCAACCCTTTTTTTTAGTTAATTTGTAATTTATTCTAAAATAACTGCCTATTTATTGTTTTTAGGAGGAAGGTAAGGATGATGTCAAGTCCTCATGGCCCTTATGAACTGGGCTACACACGTGTTACAATGGCAAGCACAATCAGAAGCAATCTTGTAAAAGAAAGCAAATCTATAAATCTTGTCGTAGTTCGAATTGTGGACTGTAACTCGTCCACATGAAGTTGGAATCACTAGTAATCGCAAATCATCACGTTGCGGTGAATATGTACCTGGGTCTTGTACACACCGCCCGTCACATGCCGGAAGCAGGTTTTACTTTAAAACTTTATTTGTATTATTTGAAAATTATTTTATAATTATGTTTGAATAATTAATTTTAATTTCTAATTTT